GGTACTAATGCACTCCCTTCTTTCGGTCTTATATGATACAAATTGTTTAACCGCCAAGTACGGCTCTTAATTAGTTGTACTAGGTTCGTTCCCGTCTTTTTTGTCACTATTTATCCTTGAGTTATAGTCGAAGCCTGATTTTTTATCTTGAATTTGTAGCATAGCTTCAGCGATTGGGTTCATAGAGTTCTCTATACTCTGACTTTCAACCTGTATCTGTTTAACTTCTGGGTAAACAAGACGCATTACCTTCAACACTATGTCAGTTTTTACCTTTACAGGGGTATCTATGTCTCTAAATATAGCGATAGCTTCCTTCAAAGGTTCAAAGTTTAGTTTGTTTAGTACTTCGCCTACCATTCGGTTCTTATTGATGGTGTTCTTGGGCCTTCCCGGCCCTGCTACGCCACCCTTAACAAACCTTTGCAACTTATTATCTTCTTCCATCTGGAGTTACCTTATCATGTGGTGGTTTAGGAAGACTAATCCTATACCAAAATGACTTATGTCTAATGAACTGCGGACTATGTATATCATATATCGAATAGCAGTGGTTGTCATCTGATTTGAATACCATCTCAGAACTAGACCTTGTTTTAAAGGAACATGGTACTGGGTTTGAATGGTAACTAACCTCTAGCCCAGACTCATGCTTGATTTGTATCTGTGTAGGTACTTCATTTACAGACCAATCGACCATCTTATCAGGCGATGGTACAACCAGCATAATCGTTATGATTATTTCATTCATTTCTTCGGTCTGTCCATACCCATCTTCCATGTGGCTGCGCCACCAATACCTAACATGCCCCATGCAGACTCAGAGAAACTATGAAATCCAAACATTTGACACGCCATCATAGCCATACCGACACCCATCAATATATATGTCTTCTGACCTTGAAATCTTTTATCTACAAACCCTATAATCAATTCAACCATGTTGTCCTCCAATCATTCATTAGTATTACACTCAGATAATCTTTTTACCAGATCGTTCTCAAATTGCAAGCGTTCTTCCATCCAGATAGCAGATACGGCATAGTTACCGTCATCTAACAATTTCATATCACCGTCTTTCAGAAGAACTACCTTTCCTGCGCAGGCGTTTAAAGATACCAGCAATACTATGGACATCACGATTTGCCAATGCTTCCTTGATATCCACTTCATTCTCTTTCCAAGTACGTTCGTGTTTTGCTTTAAATCTTCTTGTGATTGTTTCTCTAACCAACCCAAGTGCGTTTCCGATGAGACTCCACATGACGGCTCCAATTTATAGGGACAACTACTCTGTTGCTGGTGGATCATCCTTTTTGGTAATGTAAACCATGTAGTCAGGATCATTTTCTTTATCCTTAAAGGTGTTAGTCATAACCAATAACTTAGTCTTATAGGTGAAATTACCACTAAAATAATCATTACCATTTTTATCTTTATTTTTCCAAAGACCACCTATCGGTACTAGTTCACTCATGTCTGTTCTCCTCCATGTTCGCTATAGATTGTACACTCTTTCTAGGACGACCAACGGGTCGTTTAGTCGGTGGTGAATTAACCGCATAGTTAAACCCTTCTACTTCTTCTGCATTCCAATTGTCCATTCCTAAATCATTAAACTCTGGTAGGTGTTTGTCGTTCCAAACTAACATCATTAAATTAGCTAGAGCATGACCAATGTGATCTTCCTCACTCTTTCCTTGCATGAAAAGATTGATATGCCGTAAGGCATGGTTTACATAGACTGAATGCTTTAAACCTCTCTTCCAATTGTGATCTCCGTGATTGACTGCCCCTTCATACATTGCCCTTGCTACGGCTTCAACGCCCTCTGCTGGGACTAGATCATATCGTACACCTTCAACATCCGCACTCCTAGTAGCCCCTGATTCATATGTCTTTTTTTCGGACAAGATACCCCCTTTGATCAATTTTTGATATATGGTTTTTGTTTTAATTTTTATATAATCAATCAATAATTAATCATCCCCATAGGGATGTAATATGTATGCTTTTTAATATTTTCGATTATATCATTTTTTGAGATAAAAGTCAAGACTTTTGGTAAATAGTTTCGTTCTGAGGATGACATGTATTAAATACGCTGTAATTCCCGCTTTTCGGGGTCATCATTCCCTAGAAACGATAAAGGGTGTTACTTTATAGATATATAACAATGATTCCCACGGTATATAACTAGGCAATAGAGTGTTTAATTACACAATGGGGTGAAGTCTAGGAATATACCAATGCATTAAACGATAAGGCCTATACCCATCTCAATCCTATTACCCCTAACCCTAATGATAACCTAGACTTATGCAATCCCTATAACACAGACTAACACACCTTATACGTTTAACAAACCTAAAGAAACGTGTCAATTAATCAACGCCTTTAAATACAACGACTTAGATCGATGCCGTCAAAATGATGACGCAACCGTCAAACGAATGTCGCTCTAACTCCAATGAAAACAACAACATCATCGAATACCGCCAAGCAAATGACACCGTCAAGGATCACCACTTACTCAGTATTATAAGATTTCTACACAATTTACACAGAACGGTGTAACTTTTTAACACTCTTGAGAAATGACTCAACTGTCAAATGATTGACGACAAAAAAGTTTAGCCTTTAAACGCAATGAGTTGCACTGATAAAATTAAATTGTCAACGGAAATGGCACGTATCTGGCATTACAATTTTGTCAAACGGCCGAATCAATCTGGGTTGACCTAGGTTGACACCTTGGCCGTAACTATACTAAGGAGTATTACTATGACTATGACACAACATGAGACAGAAATGGCAGTATGGAACAAAGAGTTAAAGGCTATAGGTATCAAGTTTAAAGATCAGCCACAAGCTATGTTTGACGCTATGCTATTGCATGGTAAATCTAAGCCTACTGAAAAGCCTATTGCTATTATGATCTCTAAGCATTTGGTGGTTAAGTTTCCTAAAGTAAAACAAACTAAGGACTCTGTTACCCAGAAGGATAAGCTATCTGGTGGCAACGTAAACATCTGCAATATTGATCCAGTAACAGGCAAGAATTTCCAAGCTATATACCAACCAATAACAGGCTTTGCATACTTCCTTGACGCTCTACACAATAGCGGTATGAATGACAAGCTATATGCAGAGCTTAAACAGGCTACAATCAATCACCTGCCCTTTACAAAGCACGGTAAGGGTAGCGTAAAAGATACGGACGTTAAGCTACTTGCGGACAACTCACCGTACACGATCAAAGATCTTGTAAACTGGAGCTAACTCTTTAGTTTTAAACGCTTTAAACCCTATCGGCTTTGACGGCTGGTAGGGTTTTTTGCGTTTAGGGCTAATTACTACCCTGCGAATATATCAAAGGGCTTTAAACTTAGAGCCTTTTGACATGGTTGACATGGTATTGGAATCAATGCAGGGCGATTTCAAGGTGCATACAGGGCGTTATTATTATTTATTAGTACAATGGGCTAGGTCAACAGGGAATAATCGATTGTACGGCATTTGAGCAAACGGATATACAGGTATAGGGTAATAGCATAGGTATAGTATAGCCATAGGTATAGGCATAGATATATACATTGAAGCGCAGGCGCATGTACGCACACACACGTACGCATACGCACACACGCACACGTACACACATGCGCATAGGCGTAGGTGCAGGCATGCGTGCATGTTTAATTCCCTGCGCTTAGAAATGATAGTCATTTGCCTATAGGTAGGTAGGTGGGTTGGGTACATGGTTAATTCCCATGCTTATTATTAACCACTAGGAGAGTACTATGGAGTCATTAAACCTGATGGATGTAGCAGTATATGTATGGTTTTCAGTAGTCATAGGCTTTATAATAGCCTGTTGTATGGCTATATTTATAGACGATAACTAAGGAGATACACTATGGACATAGTAAAATTAGTACATAATGCTTTGGGTAATTCCCCAACTAAGAAGAAGACCACTAGGTATAGTAGATATAGTGGCATTATAAATATAGGTCGTAAGAGTACCCCTACTGTAATGCTTAAAGATCCATACACAGGGAGGTGGTATAAACCTTAATCATACGGGTACATTCATACAAAGACTTGCCTACTCCCATAATAAGACCTAAGAGGCACATTGGGTACGGGCATGGTATGGGTGTACCTTAATCATACGGGGTGCGTTCACTCTATCTATAAGACTATACACCCGCAACTTGTAGTGGGGGCGTGGGTACACGGTCTTGGTGGATGCACCCTGTTATTAATTACCGTAACTATATGAAAAGAATAATATATGCAGATGTACTTATACGCATAGGCTTTGCGTGTGGGGTAGGGGTAGGGGTAGGTATAGGTATAGTATATACACTACTAAACCTAGGCTGTTTACAGATATGCTCATACTTAATTAGAAGCTTATAAAGGAGGTTAATTCCCATGACTGTACTATTACTATTAGCAGGACTAACCTTGGGTATGTACCAGTATGAACCTAGTTGGTTTGATACACGAATACATTACTACACCCAAACTTACGATACTAAAGAGCAATGTCAGGCAGCAAAAGCAGAGGTATTATTCCCAGAAGTCAACAAGAAAGGTGCTGTATGTACCGATCATAATGCGTTATACTTAACCCACTAAGGAGAGATACAATGTGCTGTTCACGTACTACAAGTATGAAGGAATCCCTTCGTAATCTTAAGGGAGTAGAGAGTGCTAGGAAGTTAGATAATAATACCTATGAAGTAATATACAAGGATGGGTGTAGAGCTATACGGTTACATCGTACTGACATAGTTACATTCAGACCTGATGGTAAGTTTGCTATTAATTCTGGTGGATGGCAGACACGTACCACTAAGCATAGGATTAATAAGTATTGTAGGACTATACAAGTGTGGTCATCAAAGAAGAAATGGTATGTAAGTAGAGCAGGATCAGACTGTGCAGATATGCCATGCCTTGAAACGGTAGATTATAACGACCACATGATGTTCTATTCAGATGGTGCATTTGATACGCAATCATAATCAAGGAGAGAGATGAACGACAACCAAAAGGCAGAGTATATACACTACGTATTAGAACACATGCTTGAGCTAAGAGATGACGAAGATCAGATCTTAGTGTTAGTTGCACTACGGTTTTTTGAAGAGATACAACCTAAGAATAATAACTAAGGAGATAATACTATGTTAGATACAGAACTAATAGAGACATACAAGGTGCAACAAATGAAACACTTCCTTGAGTACTGGATGAAGATATGTCCCGAACATACCATGTCTATACGTGACGGTGTATTACATGATGGAAGTGCATTGGTTATTAATATACCTGCATCATTTGCTAAGAAGATTAGGTTCAATTCCCCTGTATCAGAGATCAAGGTTAAGAATGTATACCATGATGCTGATGAAGCTAACAGGGAACGTATGTTAGAGGTACAAATAGAACATGATGAACTACGTGCTAACGCAGATAAGATAAGGGATTACCAAGGGTAAGGAGGATCGGGTGGATCTGCACTCTCCTTAGTAGCCAGACCCATGCTGACAGGGGCTATAAATGCCTACTATGCTTAAGACAATGACGCACCATCGGAGTCTACGAACTTTTCATTGCGTTAGTCTTACGTCAACCCCGTAGAGTAGATCCACTCATGTAGTGATGGATAAGTACGGACTAATAGTAGGAAGTCAGCACCTTATTAATTCCCATAGGACATTTGCAGTACCGATGATGTCCTGTAGAAAGGATTATATGAAAACACATTATGGAATCAGAGTAATCAATACAAGCCAGTACATCCTTAAGTTCCATATCCCAGTACCATTATGTCGTCCTAGTACTAAACATGGAGAACGCTATAAATTTGGTGCAGTACCAGATTGCAAGCCATGTAAGGATAGATTAGAACAAGAAGGTGGTGAAGATAATTTATGTATTACTATTAAGTATCCTACAGAGGACAAGTATCTAGAACCATACTTAAAAGGAGGTGGATATGGAATACAGAGACTTTGAAGACATACTACATGAGTTGCTTGTGTGTTGGTGTCGTGAGGTTGACATAGATATTACTAACAAGAGACACCTACCACATAAAGATGTTGATAAATTTATAGATGATGTGGGTACTTATGCATCTTACTTATTTTCTGCAGGAGATAGAGATGCTATGGATCAAGCCTACATGGACACAGATGTTGCAAGAGAAATCAAAGAGAAAACAATAAGAAAATTCACACTAATCCAAGGAGGTAAGAAGGATGAGCCAGAAGATGACGTTATCAACTAAGACAATAACAGATTTAAACTTTAACCTACGTGCTTTCCGTGAAGAGTTCCAATCAACTAGACCTCTACTACCAGAAGAGACACGCATGTTTACCTATGATAAATCATACTTTAGTGAAGGTGGCAACATACGGTGGGCTGCTGTAACTGAGCCAGTTAAGGTAAGACTAAGAAAATTTGGGTTGCCTATATATGAGCGAAGGGCAGAGGTATTGTGTGACCAGATAAGGAAAACTAAGGAAGAAATCATTGCTCTTGGTGGCATACCAGATGGGTATGAGAAGGTAACAAGAGATTATAATCTTAAAGAGGATGGTCACCTATGAATCATATAGGAAGACTTATTGGTGAGAGAGATCCAATCTTGAAATTGGTAGAGGATGGTAGCCCACATGGGTTAGTCAAGATCTATAGACCTAATAAGCGTACTAAGAAATTAGAATACATTGAGTCTATTGATCCATTCAAGGAGCTAACACCTGTTAATAATCCATATAAGAATTACCCTTACAAACATAAGATTAAAGCGGAGACAATTACATGAGTAGAATTTTTTTAATTATTTTAATACTAGTAGCAACAATGGTTACTTGGACTATTTGGTATGTAAGCAACAAGCACAGCAATACCTATGTTGTGCCTTATGAGGAGTTATTAACTGAAGGGAGGTTTTAGTGCGAAGAGTATTACTTAAGCGTGGAAGGAAGATGCAATTAGAACCTAGTGACAGGGATAAGAAAATCCTTAAGCAAATAGCAGAGGGTAGATCCCTTACAGAGCTAGGTAAAGAATGGAATGTTTCTAAACAACGTATACACCAGATATATAAGCGTTGGTCTTACGGTAGGTACGATTATAAACCCGTCCTTGTTGTTGAGGAAGCACACACTTGGACATCTAAATAGGAGAACAATATGTCGTTAATGTTACATTGCGGTGCTAGTGAATTGAAGCTACATGAGTTAAAGGATGTACCTATTACCCCTAGGATATACCATTACATAGGCAAGGATGGTAACCCTAGAGTAATCAAACGATCAGATATATGGCAAGGCATACAACACTATGATTTTGCCTGCAAGGTAATAGATGGATGCAATAGACATGGTATGCCTGTTGATCTTGAACGTACTAAGTGGGGCGTTAGTGAGAATGGTGCTGATCTATTTGGTTATCTTAGGTTTGCTACAGAGATACAAGGTAGACCTACGATACTCTCCCAACATGTTACCAATGAGATAGAGCCTACTATGGGGCTACGTCATTCTAACCTTAGTAAGTTTGCAGCCAAGGCTACTGTAGGGGGTGACTGTTTTGTATGTGACAACATGGCTATTACAGGTGAGATTGCATTCAACTACAAACATACATTTGGTAACGTAAATTCCCTGAGTCATCTAATAGGTCATGGTTTAATTAAGTACCTAGATAAGATACCAGAGTTAGGTAAGATGGTTACTGCTTTGAAGGAAAGATATATCACAAACGAAAGATTATCCGACACATATCTAAGGGCAGCTAGGACTAAGTTATTGCCTTGGTCACACATTGGTATGGTTGATAAGTTTTGGGAAGAACCTACCCATCCTGAGTTCGCCAAACGGCACGATGGTTGGAGGTTATACAATGCTTTTAATACTGTCGCTAAGAAATATAATCCAACACGACAGATAGAGATGGTTAGTAAGCTGAATGGTTTAATCATTCCCAAAGAGGAGGAGATATGCTTCTAACGCACGAAGAAAGAAGGCAAGGCATAGGTGGTAGTGATGTCGGTGCAATCATGGGAGCCAACCCATACTCTAGCATAATCAAAGTATACAAGGATAAGAAGGGGGAAATTCCCCCTCTTCAGATGAATCATGCTATGGAGTGGGGTCATATATTGGAGGATGTTATTGCCAAAAAGTATGCAGACGATAACAACTATCATTTCGACCTGTACGGGCTACCACTTAACAACAAATCCCCCTATGTAGGATTCCCAGATGACAAGGACGGAGTACTGTACAAACCACGTATTGTTAGAGGTGGTGAGTTTCAGAGTGATGTACCTAGTTGGGCGTATGCACATCCAGATGGTTTTGTCCAGCTAGGTGACCCAGATAACTTTGAGTTATCAGGTATAGAGATCAAGACTGTTAGTGAGGGTATGTGGCGTAAGTACTGGGCTAACGATGAGATACCTCCTTGGCAATTCTACCAAGTAGTATGGTATTCTATTGTTACAGGCATAGATCATTGGAAATTAGTAGGGTTAGCACCTCATCTTCGTATGTCTTGCGATCCTATGCTAGTCCATGACATCTATGTTGATTCCGATCTAAAGACTAAGGTATTGGATAAAGTCATAGACTTCTGGACATGCCTACAAAGCGGTACAATCCCTCATATAGATAAGCCTAGTGAGATGGACATTAAGTTACTCTACCCTACCGATACAATGGATATGGTACAGAGTAGTGGCACTATAGACGCTGCCGTACACCGCTTATATGATGTACGCATGGATTTAAAACCCTTAGAAGAAGAGGAGGAATCGCTGAAGAATATGATTAAGTCACACATGGGTAATGCAGGTAAGCTTATCAGCCAAGAGGGTGAAGAGTTAGCTTCCTTCAAGTCACCTAAAGCTAGGGTAAAGGTTGACCATAAGAACATTGTGGAATCACTTCGCAAGTCTCTTAAGGCTAACCCATCTGATGCTTCTGATTGGGCTATGTCTGAGCTAAATCATTGTGAGGCTAACGCTACCAAAGCATTCACACAATCACGTAGGTTTTTATTAAAAGCTAAATACATATAGGAGACACTATGAGTTCAAACAACGGGGATCAATCAGACTTTGATGGCATCCCTATTTCCAACAATACAGGTACTTTCCCAGTAGCAGTAGCACTACATGTCACTAACCTACCTAAGTTTATGGCAAACATGGAGAGTGCTGTAGATGAAGGTAAAGATGGCTCTCTCCTTATGTATTTTAATAGGAATGACATCAAGCTTAGTGATTCCAATGGAGTTATACGTATAACATTAACCTTAGATTAGGAGATACATATGCCAGAGAAGTCCAATGAGAAGAAGCTTGCAGAGCTATACGCTTCCTTTCAGTCCAAAGAGTTCAGAGATGATATAGCTACCTGTATCAAGAGTAAGGGTTGTAAGGGTATGGATTATATACCGTGGCCTAACGTAATGGATAGGTTCTTTAGAACTTGCCCCAGTGCTACCTATGTATTCAGAGACTATACTCTTAAGCTCAATCAAGACGGTGTCCAATGTGAAACAATGCGTCCTTATATGGGTGACCAATCAACTGGGTTCTTTGTGACTACAAGTATTACTTGTTACGAAACAACCAGATCTATGACATCCCCTATATATGGCAAGACATTCACAACGGTTAACCTTAAGCCTAATGCTAGAGATATACATAACGCCCAGATGAGATGCTTGTGTAAGAATGCAGCTATGTTTGGTTGTGGTATAGAGCTATGGACTAGGGAAGATGAAGCGCAGACGGAATCAGAATCAGAAACGCCTGCTAGTACTGGTCTGGATGAAGAGGACATTATTGCTGTCGCTACTGACATCTTTAATGCTTCTCCAGTACCGCATAAAACAGACACACCTACTAGTACAGAGGGTGTGCATCCAGACCAATTATGCAAGAAGTGTGGTGCTGTTATGGTTGTTAAGAGTGGTAAGTTTGGTAGTTTCTGGGCTTGCCCTAACTACCCAGACTGTAAGTATACCTCTCCTATTACGACATAGGTATATACCTAAGAGCTATAGGTATTATTATTATTATAATTATTATTATAATATATATATAATATTATTATTATTATTATTAATTATTATGTGGATTGGGGCTATGCCCCTTTCCGCAAACAGGAGACTCTATGCCAGAAGTACCCGATAATATGTTCTCCGCTACCTTTGCAGATAGAGATGTTGAGAGGGTTATCTTGTCTGCTATGATGCGTGAGAAATCAGAGGCTTTGTTCTTCATGGATAGGTTAGTTGCGGATGACTTCTACTACGGTATACACCAAGAACTATACTCAGAGATATGCGACTCATTCAAACTAAGTGGTAACACAGATTACATAAGCATTAAAGCTAGGTTCGCTAACCAACCAAGGAGGCAAGAGGTACTAGAAGAGATACAAGACTATGCTTATGAACACCCAATAGCTAACGATAACTCAAGCAAGTTACTCAAGGAGTTTTCTTCTAAGAGATTGATATCTAGCTTATGTACTAAGGTTCAGAACTCACTCAATAGCAACTCAGATTCTTCTGATGTTATTGGTATCCTACAACAAGAATCTACAGACATACTAAGATCACGTGATTTTTTATTCAATGAGTCCTGTGTATCAGAGCCTGATGAATGGGTAACAGAGATACAGGATGAGATGGATTCTGGGGAGCGTGAATCAAATGACTATGATGGCCCTGCTACGGGTATGCCATTACTGGACGTTAAGATGCACGGGTTACAGGATATCAATGTTATCTCTGCACCGACAGGTCATGGTAAATCTATGCTTGCTCTTAATTGGGTAGTCCATATAGCTAGTAGTGATTACGATGGGCGTGTCTTATATATTAACTATGAGATGAACCGTAAGCAATTGGCTAGGCGTATCTTAGCGATGGCATCTGGGGTAACATATGACGAAATATATAACCGTAAATTTCGCAGTAGAGAAAACGCAGAAGCCTACAATAACGCTAGGTTAGGATTACTAGAACGTAAAAACTTAATCATTACTGGTAACGAACCTAAAACATTAGGCACTACTATGGCTTTGATACAGGAGCATGTCACATGTAACAACGTCAAGGTTGTAGTCATAGATCATCTAGGTGAGATTGCTAGTGAGCGTGATGAGTACAACATGGAGCATTGGATTAAGCTACAGAAATACGTTAAGGAATTAAAGAATGTAACGACAAGACTAGGCGTTCATCTGGTAGTAGTAGCCCAACAAAACAGAGAGGGATATAACAATGGGTTAGGTTCAGCAGGTGGGTTGGGTAGGGTAGCAGGTACGCTAGAGTTGAGTCGTGTATGTGATTGTTTTATTAACATGTATACCACTAGAGATGGTGAGAGCATAGTAGCATTAGAGAAGAATCGTAATGGTGAATCCTGTAAGTTTAAGTCTAACTTTGATGGAGCTAGACAACGTATAACATTGGAGGGAATACTATGACCAGAGAGTATGTACTAGCTAGAGAATGTGCTACTTGTCGTGATGATAAAGAGGAATGCCCACGGGGTATGGAGTATCTTAACGAAGAATCCTCCATGAAAACTAAAATATTTTTTTCAAGAGAGGAGGCTAAGAGATACATATATCATGAGCTAGGTATGGATGAAGAAGAGGTAATGATTATACCTAAAGAGGAGGTAATACATGACTAACAGTAGAGCTAAAGGACAACGTGGTGAAAGGGAAGTATGCCATATGCTATCCAAATATCTAGGCGAACCAATCACCAGAGAACTGGGTGCGTCTAGAGATGGTGGCTGTGATGTCAAGATAACTATAGGAGAGTTTACTTATTTCATTGAGGTTAAACTATATAGAAAAGTAACTCAGGGTAACGTAGCTGAATGGTGGACTCAAGCATTGCGTCAAGCAAATGACGATGAACATGCATTGAATCCTGTACCTGTATTAATATATAGACAAAGCCATTGGAAATACTGGGAGGTTGTAGTACCATTGGGCTATATGTTATGGCAGTTAGAATCAAACAATAAGGTTATAGATAAAAAGGCTGACCATACAGTAACTATATGCGTCAAATTTTTGACGGATCTAATGCGTATGAAAGGTGGCAGTCATCACGATACATTATCGGATGGTAGGATGGACATATACATGGAGAAATAATTATGAAATGTCAATGTGGTTCAGAAGAAGAACTATGGGTACATGGTCATGTACAATGTGCTAAGTGTGGGCGTATCAATGACGGTGATTGCTGTCAAGGAGAGTCTGCTAGTAGGAGGAACAAAGCCTACAAGGACAACAGAATACGTAGTCCATACGACTTTGACACACCAAAGGATAACTAATGAATACTTACCCTATAACTGTGAGAGGAGGTGATCCTATGAAGGAACATTGCTACCCGTCTGTCGTTACATTAACATGGTATGAGGTATCTGCTGCTATTCATCTAGTAGGTTTACGTCATACAGAATCACTAAGGAAAGGATTGGAACACAAGTATGGTTACAAAGGTAGGGATATGCAGGACAATTTGTATGGTATGTTAGGGGAGATAGCGTTTGCGAAGGCGATTGATAAGTACTTCCCAATGACTGTTAACACATTTAAAGAAGCTGACATAGGAAAGGTATGGCAGATTCGTACAGTAGGCAGTAACAAAAACAGAGACTTGATTGTTAGACCTTCTGATGCTACTGGTCATAAGTATGCCTTGGTAGAGGTGGAGAAAATTAATCCTACAGCTTCATACAAAGCTACTATACATGGTTGGATAGAAGGTATAACTGCTAAAGATAATAAATACCTATCTGATTTTGGTCATCCAGAACGACCGAAAGCTTTTCAGATACCACAAAAAGACTTACGACCTACCTCTTGGATGCCCGTCTAAGAAACTGAGAGCCTGTATTTTGAGCGATTGAAGTACAGGCTTGCCTTCCCTATTCGTTTATTTATTTCTGCCTCTATTCTGGCTCTTATTCACCAGCCTCAAATTACTTCGACTATTATTTCTAGGGTTACGATCCTTGTGATCTACATCTAGGCTACTCTTGCGTCCTCCTAGTACCTTCTTCCTAGCAATATTCCTAGCAGACCTACGTTTAATTTGGGTAGGTTTACTATGATATTCTCTATACTCCTTTGCATAGTCTCTAGCCATTTGCTTGTCTCACTCCTTTTAATGGGATACAACCTACATTAACATTCGATGGTGGTGCTAAATCTAAGGCATTTTGTTTGCTGTCTTCACATTCTTTTAGGCTATGGTATAGACCTAGTACTTTAGAATCTACTATATCCACAGTAGGTGGACTGCTAAGTATAATTACTAGGAGAATCCACATCACTACTTGATCTTCTTGATCTTAGATATACACTTAAGGGGTATATGGAATCTACCTTCAAGCCCTGCATCTGACGATAAACTCCTACAGATTATAAGTTCATTGGCTGTCTTATCTAACTGGTAACCTACTGTCTTTATATACATAGGATCTTTCTTACCGTCTTTATCCAGCCCAGATAGATACTCCCATTCCTCCTCTGCCTGTGCATCAATCCAGTAGACCTCTATAAGCTTGCTCTTGGTTTCATAGAGGAGTATCTTAGTTTTTTTATTTGTCATGCCTTGTTAATTCCCAACCACGCAGCACATGCTCCTAGTGCAGTTGCGACAGCAGTACCTATGCCTTGGACGGTTTTAATTTTAGTCTCTATTTTATCTACCCTTGAGTGTATCCTGCGAATAGTTCCTTCGTTGTCTTCTATCTCTTTATTGTAATGGTCTAGTAGCTCATTGATCCTCTGGTGTCGAACAGCTTCTAAGTCTTCATGAGATTTAAACTTATCTGTAATATGTTCTTTGAGATTGATTAATTCATTATCCATTAGCTGTGTCACCTTTTTCTTTTGCAGGGTGAGTTCTAATATTTCTTATCTTATCAGCTTTATTACGTTCCATAATATTTAAACGCTCATGTAATTTTTCATGTGATCTTTGTATCTCTGATCTAGGTAATGCTGTATGTGCTAGTTCATCTATACGTTTGTCCAATGCTCTTGCATGATCTGCTACTCTACCTAGACTAGAATTGTTTGCTTTATTTTTTTCAAGATCATCTATTTTTGACATCAACCTATTGATTGACCATGAGAATATACCTATAAACAATACCCAAATGTGTTCAAGAATATTGACTGCCATAATTCATTGTATCCCTAATATGGTACTGGAGCTACTTGAGGTAGCCATACATATAAACCGTACAACGTGCCTAGCATGATTGTGATGTAAAATAATAGTTTCATTACCACACCCAAGATACATATGAATATCTAGCCCCTTTTGTAACAGGAGTAATTTGATGTGGGTATAAAAAATTTGAAGGGAATATCAAAAGATCACCAGCTTTTGTATCTATTTTTTTATCCTCAAACATAATCAATTCGCCCCCTTCGTAGTCATCGTTTAATACACCTATAATCGAAAGTACTGGAACACCTTTTCTTTCACCGTCAAACAAACTATGGATATGGTCACAATGATTTTTCATTGTTTGATTGGGACTATACCGCATAAATTTTAAACCAGAGTATCCATTCCATCCTTCGTACCAATTAAATTTTAAAGACTGTATATACTCTAGTATAGCTGACTGTAGCTTGTCTATTATGGTTTGATTTATTGCTGCAATTTTGTCAGAAAAATCACATTTAACTAAGTACGGTTCTAGTCTTGGCTCAATATTTTCTGGCTCATTATCTCCCGAAGGCTTACAAAGTGAACCACTATGAGAATTATGCCAATCGTGTTTTTTCCAAGTATCCGCATTCAATTCTTTTATATAATCTTTACACTCTTTGTTATTTAAAAAACTCTTTTTGTGAAAAACATAATGCTCTATGTTTTTATCCATGCGTTTTCCATTCAGTATTCTCTTCGTCCCAAAAATATATTTTGCCATCATCAGGATCAGGGTAAGCAGTTGGAGCTTCCCATTGGCAGGTATCATCATCTAATAACCAAGAAGAATGTGGTTTAGGTGCTATAAAAGCATCTCTTGTTTTATCATATGTAGAACCTTTTCCAGCAAAGTTCTTCCTAAAATTACCGTTGTATGAAGTTTGAACCCAATTAAATGAATCTCCTACTACACCAGAATTTATAAAATCTTGTTCTGATACTATTACTCTTTGAACTATATTGTCGTTATCTATTTCTGCGAAATGACTCATTGTTTTCCCCTATTGTTGGAATCGATATCTAATGATTACTATGCCCGAACCACCGTTGCCATTATTACCACCCCCTCCACCTCCACCAGTGTTAACAGCCCCAGCAGTACCGTGGTATGAATTAATATAGCCACCAATTCCACCTCCACCAACTCCACCAGCAGAAGCGACAGCAGCAGGGTAGTTCCAACCACCACCACCACCCGCATAAGCAGTACTAGAGCCTGATATTGTAGAGTATTGTCCAGCCCCTCCAGTAGCTTGATTTCCACCATTGACACCATTAGTACCTACTGCTCCTGCTCCACCGCCTCCTCCTGTATTGTATTGATAACCATTAGGGTTAGTGTCACCGTTACCCCCCTTATAACCTTGTCCTGCCGTTCCAGCCGCTCCTGTATGAAATCCTGATGGATATTTTGCTTCAGCCCCTCCTCCTGATCCACCAACATTACCAGTAGCATTGCCACCAGCACCTAATGCTGACCCTGCTCCCCCACCTAAAGAAGTAATTGAACCAAAAACACTGTTTGCACCATTAACCTTTTGTGTTGTTCCTCCTGCACCTACTGTAACAGTATAGGTTGTCGCTGAGGCTGTTAGTCCAGTTTCTGAAGATGCTCCACCGCCAGATGTTTCACTATTCCAAGAAGACCTGTAACCGCCCGCTCCTCCACCTCCTGCAGCACTAGTACCGCCAAGACCAGATGGCCCACCACCACCTACTACTAGATAATCTAAAGTTGTGTATAGCGAACCAACAGTGGTAACTTCAAAAGTTCCGCTAGAGAGAAATGTATGAACCTTGTAATTACCAACAGTGGTTATAGTCCCACCAGTACCTACCATTGCAGTAAAATTTAGAATAGTAATACTGTCTGCACTACTATTAACTGAATCGTGATAATACCCTGCTGTATCTATAGCTTTAGCAGTTACAGAGTAAGTAGCTTCTGCTGTAAATTGAATAGTTACCACAGGATTATTAGTAGTGAATCCAGTACATTCAACGGTATTACCTACCTTAGATGCTGAACCAACGCTGACACTACCAAAATTAAAGTTACTAGAACCTATATCTAATATAAGTTTATTATCGTTAGAGTCATTTGAAGTAATTGTGTATGCAGCATTTGTAGAAGTACCAACGTCAGCAGGACTGCTTATAGCAGGTGCTGATAATGTTGGATTAAGAATAGTAATGCTATCTGCGCTACTAGCAGCCGAAGTTACAAAAGAACCATCAATCTTAACAGACGTAGCAGTTACAGAGTAAGTTGCTTCTGCTGTATACTGGATAACTACGGCAGGATTGTTGGTAGTAAATCCTGTTACTTCAACTGTGTTTCCTACTTTACTTCCAGAACCATGCGATACACTTTGATAAGTAAAATTAGATGAACCTATATTTAGTATAAGCTTGTCATCGTCACCAGTAGTGGAAGTAATTGTGTATGTAACATTTACAACTTCATAGGAATCAGCAGGACTACTTAGAGTAGGTGCGGTTAGTTGTAATGATATATTCTTAGTTAATGTATCTGAATTATCTAGACCCAATGAAGCTGTAGTAGCTACAATGGTGTAAGAAGGTAATCCACTTGTTTGAGTGATAACAAATTCACCCGAAGCGTTCACTGAACCTACAGTACAGTTAGTTGGTGTAATAGTATAAGCTATATCATCAGACCAGTTAGTAATTGTATGAGTTACTGATCCACCAGAAAGTACTGACAAAGTTCCAGTTATTGTTGGTAAATCTAATTTTGGAACTGCAACTACTTGCCAAGTATTATCTCCTCTTAAGAATTTTGTACTGTCGGCTGTTCCAGTTCCTAATCTAGCTGTAGCTACTGTGCCAGTAAGTTTGGCTGCATCTAAATCTGCTATATCAGCACTAATAAAACCAGAAGCTCTAGAATAATTAACACAAGTAACTACATTGGATGCCGTTGAAACAAACTCACCTACATCACCAGCAGCAGTAGTTATGTTAGTCCCACTTGGAAGATCAATAGTTCCTGCCCCATGAGTCATTGTTAAAACCGCTGCAAACTCTAAAAAGAAATGTCTATCGGCTGCTACGGTCATAGCAGAAAAACTAGTAGTTCCAGTACAGATAAAGTAATCACCATCAGTATCTACAACTGTAGGTGAAGCAGAAGCTATATCACCACCCTTTTGCATCTGGATGTAATTCCCGTTTGCATCTAAAAATCCACCTAATTGTGGTGTACCGTCCTGTACTATATCAGTAAGACTACCAGCTACAATCGTTACCCAAGCACTTCCGTTATAATATTTTAATACGTTGGCTGTAGAATTATATGCAAGATCACCTTCATCTAGACTTGATGCTGGGTCTGAACTTTCAACTCTATATCTAGCTGCAAAATTATTTATTCCTGTAAGATTATCCGCACATACAGACATTGCTGTAACATTTGCTGCCGTTCCAAGCGTATTCATATCGGTTACTATGTCTGCCGTGCCTAGAGTATTTAGGTCTGTAACAACATCAGCTTGTGCTAATACATTTAAATCTGATACTACATCCGCAGTTCCTAAAATTCCAAGATCAGTAACAGTAGCAGCGTTACCAAGTAACCCCATAGCTGTTACATTGTCTGCCGTTCCTAACACTCCCATAGCAGTAACATTAGCCCCTGTAGCAAGGACATTCATATCTGTTACAACATCTGCCGTGCCAAGGGTATTCATATCACTAACCACATCAGCCGTACCAAGTACGTTCATATCTGTGACCACATCCGCAGTACCTAGTATTGACATATCTGTTATTACAGCAGCAGCAGATAATAAATCTATGTTTGTCTGCGAACCAGAAGTAGGTGTAGTTCTTACCCAAGCAGAACCTGTGTAAACCATCATTACGTTATTAGACGTATTGAAATACAAAGCTCCTGTAAGTAAACTAGACCCATCATTATCAACTGAAGGGTCACTTGACTTTTGCCCTAAATACCGATCATCGAAATTATCGTAACTGGTAGCAGCATTACTAGCTGAAGTAGATGCTTCCGATGCTTTAGTGGTTGAAATAACCGCTTGAGCGGTAGAAATTCCAGCCTGTGTCGTTGCCGTTGATGCCGATGTCGATGCGCTAGAAGCCGATGTAGATGCCGAAGATGCCGAAGTAGTAGCAGAGGCAGCATCAACAATTAAAGTCCATTTAGCGACATCTGTGTTGCTTGAAATTGGTTGAGATCCGCTTGAAGTATGAGCCGTAATACAAATATAAATATTATTATTTGATGTATCTTTGATTAGATCTCTAACCACATAGGCTGTAGTTGCAGCCCAGTTACCTTTAAGTGTACCTATCTCTTGTGTTGCTTGTAGGTCACCAGCAGCATCAAAAGCTAGTAATTTGTTTCCTCTTTCAGCAACTGTTTTGGTGATAGTAACTACGCCTGCATCACCTACTGATTCACCAAACCTAAATATATCAGCCGTTACAGAGTTATCCACATCCTGTACAAGCATGGTTAATTTGTCCAATGCGGATTCATGAGTTTCCGCAGGGAAACTGTCGTTCTCTACATAGTCAGTAGCTTGTGTCTTAGAGATATTTCTTGCAATAACAACTGGAGATAAATTAGCAGGTACATTCCCTGATGTAAAAGTTACATTTCCTCCTGATGCTCCACCTGCACCACTTACTGTATAGTGGGTAGTTAATGTCTTTAGTACTCCGTTGTCATATACTTTAAGTTCTGAGTCTGCAAATATCTTATAAGTATAAGCAAATATGGTTGTTGATCCGTTTCCTGTGTAACTTACCTTAGATGTTAATGTTGATATAGTCATTGTTAACTTACTCCTGCTTGAGATCTATCTTTTGCGAATTGAACTGGTGGTTCGTTTAAAATATTTGGCGCTCTATCAAATATGCGAAATTTTGCTATCGTTCTTTCCCTAGCGTCTGTTTTAAATTCTCTATGTATCTCTAATAATTTATCTTGTTGTGATGGGTTAGTCTTGTCATAGCTACGCATTGGGGCTTTTTTGTAGCTTTTTTTGTCTATTTCATTTTTCCAAGCCTGTTGTTGAGTCCGACCATTTCTTTTGAGCTTACCAATAAGTTCTGTATAGTAGTCATATTCGTAGTGTCTCATACGCACAGGTATACCAGTTGTAGGCTCCCTGACTATATCATTAGGTTTACTAAGTGGCAAACGGATTCTTTCTATTTCAACATCGACCTTAGATGATTTATCTTCCCTAACAGCCATAAAAGACATAGCGCCACCAGTTAACCAATGTGGTAGACCGAATGGTGTTACCCCTTTTTTAGCAGCTTCCTCTGTTTCATGGTAGTTGACTATATCTCCGTTGTAGTTACGGCTTGGTGGCATAATCGAACCTTTTCCTGTAGTTATACCCAACATTCTAGCAGCAATCCCAGAATAATCTGACGGGACTCCCGTGAACTTATTCTCAGGATTAATTTTATATGTCTTGTATTCTGGCTTCATTGGTTCATATGCCTTGGCTACTGATCTAACAAAAGCAGGCGTTGTTATACTTGCTATTAAACTATTAGCTGAATTTTGAAATTCCCATGGTTCAACTTTGTCACTTGCAGCTAAGTCTAACAATTTGTGCATGTTGGGCATCCAAGATGTATTAGAAAGCATCTGCTTCATAGACCATACAGTTTTCCATATATGCTCACCAACAGTCCTTTCATCCCAAGTATCAATCATTTTAGATACATCAGCACCCGATGTTAGTATGTTAATATAAGGTTGCAACCTAGATAAATCTACCCAGTATTTACCACCGTGGTCGTCAACATGACGAAGAGACATAGGAGGTGCAACATCTCCTTCTGTTTGTATACGCCTTTGCGACCATTCAGATTCTCCAGAGTCTGTCAGCATTCCATTGTTGTATAACTGCGCTCCCAAATACATCATCATAGAACCGTATGCTAACCGACCTATCTCCTCCATTCTAACAGAAGGGGCTGCCTTATAGAGAGAGTTTTTTCCCACTATATTACCAAGGCTCATAGGAGAATATCTAACAGCCATTTTAGGAAGATTTGACAATACCTTGACAAACGGAACTTGCAGTTTAATTATGGGAGATAGATAAGGCACGTTGTTTTGTAGCCCTTGCACAAATTTACCTGCCCTACCAAGTTCTTGTTGTAAAACATTCAGTAATCCTTGTTCTAAACTACGCTCATGTATTGTCTGACCACCTTCGTTAGCTAGGTGTTTAGTAGGGTTATCGTAGATATCTTGTGTAATTTTAGTGAATTTCTTAAAGTCAAACTTCTGACCCTTCATCTGTTTCATTGCGCCACGATAAGCCAACATAGACCTCTCTGTTTCATAGGACACAACCTTAACAAATTCATCCCCACCCAGTAGTAAACGGTTTGTTAATCTGGCAGCTTTCCCCACAAAATCAACAGCTAACCCGATAGAAAAGTTTTCTATTCCAGCTTTCTCAGCCGTTAGGTTTCTTAATCCTGTGTAGTTTTCCATCTTAGCACCAGTAAAAGCCTTAGAAGATTTACCTGTTACAGCAGCTACAGTACCCAAGCGTATAGCTGTTACAATAGAAGTTAATGCTCCATACACTCCTACCATTGCTTCTTCCATTCGTATATCACCATGTCCTGTGACTGTGCTGGCTATGCCAGAAATTTGACGGCTTGCTATGTTTGATCCAATATTTAATATTCCTGTAGTAAGATTTAACATCTGCAATGCAGGGTTACTAAGTAATCCCAAGCCAATCCATCCTTCAGCGAACCCCTCAGAAAACCCTGTCTTCCCAAAAGAGTCAACCGCTCTTGCTAGTCCTGCACCACCACGCTCCTTTAAAGCTGTGCTAAGTGCTATGGCTAGTCGTATAGTATCGTCTGGCGTTGCATGTTCAGATTCTTGCATGATTTTAGCGAATGAAGGAGATTCTAGTATCTCATCAAACTTATCTTGAGAAAATCTAAGCGCAGCACCAGTACGCCCCCAAACCTTCTTAACGTCTTTTAGTTGCTCACGCAATCCTGCATAGTTGTATAAGGTGCGGAACATATTAGAAGCAGCAGCAGAACCTTCTTGAGAACCTACTGAATTTGCTGGTAATGAACCCATGCGCTGTAAGGCTAAAATAAGGTCATCGTGTGCCGATCTAGCTGCTACACTATAAGCTATGGCTATAGGGTCACTAACAGGAGATCCTTTTATACGGTTCATAAGCCTGCTTAAATCATCCCCCCACATATCATCTAGTATTTTGTCTGCTTCCTGACGCATTGCTTTGAGACTTTTACCTTTCTCTTTCTTCCCTGTAGATTTAGCGGTGCTTTCTAAGACCTCAATAATATCGTTGGCAACGGATACCTTTTCCATTAGAGTTGGTGCGGTGTCCATGCGTTCTTTGAGGCTACCGTCATCCCACATGGATTTTAATTTTCCTAATCTAGAAGCAGTCCCACCAGTTACAAATTCATCACCATGCAACTCTGGAAGAGTGTCATACCTCTGACGTGGTACACTAGCAGGAGAATCTACAAACTTACCGTCTGCATCAATGAACCCAGTTTTTGTTCCTGCTTTTATCTCAGTAGCCCCTGCTCCATGAACCTCTATTAAATCTAGATGACTATAAATTGTACGCCCTGCAACCTTTTCTCCAACCTTTGCAGAATATAGTTTACCCTCATGCTCAATGGCTATGACACCTTCTTTTACAGTTGTACCTTCTGGTACAAGTCTAAGAGCAAACTCTGACATTTCTTCTTTGCTTCTAATAATTTGTTTAAATCCATGACCTACACGTTCTTGAGTGATAAATTCAATGCTACCATCTTCTCTTGAGCTTATCTTAAGGAGTCCTGTCTTCTCATCTTCAGAAAGAATCGTACTACCCTTACCCTGTGCATTCATTTTTAGGCGTTGCTTTTGAGCAAGTATGTGTTTCTCCATCCCAAAAGCTTGAACTATTTTTGCTGCAAGTGGTTTTGCTGTCCAATTGTGTACTGATAACCCCAGTTGTTTAACGATAGGTAATATATATTTGTCGATGCCTGTCATAACTATATGCTCACCAAGAGCATTCTCTAGCCTCTTCCTTGCATTAGTTTTATCCCCAAATTCTGTAGATTTTAAAAACTCCCCCACCGTACCACCTAGTTGAGCATCAATGGCTTTAAGTGCAACTAAACCACCACCTATATCATCAGCCATATAGCCAGTACCACCCGTTAGTAGGTAAGCCAATTGACCAGAAGTTAAATCCTTTTGAAGCCAATCCTGCATCTTTTGTTTTTTAATGTTACTCTTATTGACTTTGGGTAAATTTTTAACACCTTTAGTTCCTGCTATAAATCTAGGTGCTTTGTCAAAGACTTTCATTGTGGTTGCAGCACCTGTAGCCATTCTTGCCAACTTGAACCATCCTAAAAATGGAACCATGAAATGACCAAGCTCACGACCAAATTCTTTTGCTGGGCCTGCATCTTGCATCAACCAATCACCTAGAAAACTAAATACCCTAATGTCATCCTCTGGGTCTGTACTAAACATGTTGGCAGTATTCATAAAAAACGCAGCCGTATCATCCACAGAGTACATTCCCCCTGCTATAGCTCCAATAAACGCATCTCCTACAACGTCTGCTGCCTCCCAAATGAAAGGCATTTCTTCTTCTTCTTCAATCTTGGCAGGGATTATTGGTGGTGGCGGTGGGTTAACTTCACGTGCATATTGTTCCAACCGCATATTATGTATTTCTTGAACTTCATCGGTATTTGACAACTCCTCTGCATATGGAGCCATAGGTTCCTCAGATGCTTCTTCTGCGTCAATCTCAGCATTCCTAATTTTTACCTCACGTGCCTTGGCGTTTTTTTCGTTAAAGTACGGTTCTATAAAATCACCCCGTGCCAAGTCGTTCTGCTCTACTTCAGCTTTTGGCTCATCTTCTATGCGTGTTGGTTCTACCATTGATTGTTCCTTGTATGATTATAATCTGTCTCTCATATTCCCAAGCGAATAAGGCACAACATCACCTACTTTAATCTCACCAAACATTTGTCGTCTTATATCATTTTCAATTTCTGCCAAGTCATCAACCTCTACTTTTTTACCACGAAACTGCATATAGACAGGTCTTATTCTACCTTCTTTCTCCACTAAATCACTACCTACATGAGTTGCCAACTTAGCTTCACTCTTAGCCTTTGCTTTGACTAAGATACCTAGTTCTTGTTTTGTAATTGGGCCTTTAATTTGTACTACCTTACCTGCTCTGCCTATGTTTTGCTGATTCTTGAACCCATGTTTAAGAACTTTTTCCATTCCTTTTTGCATAAATATCTGCTGAACAAAATCAGCAACCTCACCCACTAAACCCTTTTCTTTAAACCCAAGACTAAGTCCTTCTTGAACGCCAGACTTACCTACCTTACTGCTCTTGCTTTCAAGTTTTAACCAAGCTTGTATTGCCTTTATAGGGACTGCTGCCCCTGCTATTTGGGGGATAGGCATGAAAGATAAAACATTAATTATGTCTTCTTTAGGTAACGCCATGATTGCATCAACTACATCGTTCCCTTCTTTACTGGCCTCAAATGTCTCAGTTTTTGGATTCCATGTTTTAACCGTTGCACCTTTTTGATTTGGTGGGGTTTTCATTTTAGGTACTGGTTGTTCTGGTTGTTTTTCCCAAGTAAAGCCAAAAGGCTCTACAATAGGTTTTTTCATTCTTATAGAATCTCCAGCAAATATTTGATCTGCGTTTTTAATCTGAGGGTTTAACTCCATGAGAGATTCCATATCAACTCCTTGCGATTCAGCTATCTCAGATAACGTATCACCAGTTTGAATGGTATGGTATACGTTGTCGTCTTTATCATCATAGGGTGACATCACTTTACCAGTAAGTATGCCATATTCCTTCATAGTGTCAGACATCCATTTAGGGACTGTACGCTCTATATCATCGTCCATGACATCTGTAGCTGTCCCAGATTTAGCCTCTAATGCTTCTAACTGTTCTGGTGTATATTTATCAAATGACTCTTGACCTGCTTGGACATCTGCCTCTTCTTGTAGTGCAGCGTCTATGTCTGGGTGAGCATAGCTGCCTTGAGTTTCCTTTAACCAAGGGAACTGTACTTGCTCATTGATGACATCTTTGACAGGAGCTTGAGGGTCTACTCCTAAAGACTTTGCGACAACGTCACCTGTGTCTTCTGTTGTCTCTTGCTCAATCATTCCGTTTCCCCATGACATTTTTATTGTTATTTACCTTGTCTACATTCTCTTGTTCCTTTACGTACTCTTTTTCCCTAGCATTAAATCGCTCCCACTCTGGCCCAGAATAGAGTCGCTGCCTAACAACAGTCTTAATATCTTGGATGTAGGCTCTGAACTGCCTGCTAAATTCGGATGTATTCGTTCTCTGTTCCCAATCGATTACTGAATTTCCACCTTTCTCATGCTTAATTATCTCTGAATAAAATGGAGTCTCAACCTTCTCCCCATCTGCGTTTGTATATTGACTATGATGTTTGATAGATTCGGTCTTCTCTTTGTTGTAACGCTGCGATTGGCCTGCGGAATTGATATCCCTCATAATAGCCCCAAGCATTTCTGCCTCAAATTTTCTAATTATATCGTACTCCTGTTTAGCGTGATCTAGGAGACTTTTATTTGAGCCTGAGTATGCCCTGTAGTTAAACTTACCTCTGTCTTCAATAGGGATTCCCCATTTCAAATAGAACTCAGTCGGAGGTTTGCCAGACTCTCCACCACTATTTTCCCCACCAATCATCTCAGTAAGCATACCCTTAATCTCATCTTTGGCATTGCTACCTCCGTTGTAACCCTTGGATAAAACGTCATGAGTTCTTCTATAGAATGCTTTAATAGCATCTCTAGTTGGCTTATGAGTAATACCTTGGTCTTTCAACAAAGTTTCAATCCTATCTATGTTATACGAATTTGTTGCTGTATTATACATACCGTAGTCTGACCCACTAGCTGTACCTGATGCTATTGCTTGTGCTATCTTACCATCTTGAGATGTCCACTCTGTAAATACAGACTGAATACGATTAGCACCTTTCCATTGGGTGTATTCCGTTTCCCTTCTAGCCAGTTCAGAATACTGAACGCTTGCCTCTAAATACTGCATATGTTCTTTGTGGCTCTCTGGAGTCAGTTCCCCATCCTCCATTAGAATGTCATATTTTGTTCTTTCTATACTTAGAGCCTTTTTGTGTAAATTTTTTCCTGTCGTTTCGTTGACTGTGTCTTCAGTATTTTTTGCTCTCATTTTTGCTGTACGTGCTGTATTAAATTCTTCTACGATTTGCTCTACCTTAGATTCATCTATGTTATTACCTAGCATTCCAACCCTAGCTTGAATATGAAATAAGATTTGATCCTCATCTAAATCTCTGTAAGGTAGACCTGTTTTCTCATCCGTGTATTCAAACTTACCTTCTGAGATATCATCACCAAATTGTCGACCCATTAGTTTAGCCCGTGCCATGTAAGCTTCGGTAATAAACATATCTGTGGCAGCATGAAACTGGTCTTTATTCAAAGCTCCAATCTTATACCTGTCTTCTAATAGCTGTATACCTATATTTAGCTGTTTGGTGGGATCTATTGCTGCTTTTCTTCCAAACTCATCTAAATTTAGTTTATACCTCAACTGTAAATCAGCATCAGTTTCAGTAAACTGAGCAATATTTGCTTGTACTTCATAAGTACTAGCTTTCGTTAGTGAACGTGAAAGCATATCCAATCCAACTCTTTGTTCTTTTGGCGTTGCAGAAGGGTATATCTTATTATATTGGGAACCAAAGGCAGTAATACTGGCACGATATCTCTCTACTACGTCATTCTTTTGTTCATAGGTACGTGTTTCTGACATTTCACTAGCAAATATGGCATCATTTTCCTGCAAATCTCTTTCTAATAAATTGACCTTATATTGTTTATTGATGTTTTGGGTGACCTTAACAGCTTCAGCCACTGTAAAAGCCATGTTCGTTAGCTCATTAGTGACAGCCATCTCTGCTTTAGCATTCTCCTGCCCTATTTCATAAGGCATATAATCTACTTTCAAAGCTCCAACATTGTTACCAATCCGACTAGTGGTTGGTAGCAATACAGGTTCTTGAACAGATTTTCTTTGGTCTACTTCTAAACGTCTTCCTAATTTAGCCATAGTTTAGTACGATATTGGGTTGCTCATGCCAAGTTTTGGAGAAGGACTACTCATGCCTACACCAGCGCCAGAACCACCACCACCTGCAAATGCACCACCAGAAGCAAGACCACTAACACCGTCTGCTATACCACCTATTAGTGCTGCATTAGCTGCTTGTTGTGCTTGATAGGCTTTAGAAGCCCCTGCGTAGTAGTTCATGTTCCCTTGATTAATAATACTAGCTCTTTGAATATCTGAGTTATACTGCCCCATAAAAGCTTGTTGCATCATATTGTTGTAGTCTACCTTACCTTTGTATCGGGTCATTTCTGCTGCTTGTTCCGTCCTAGATACTGCTTGATATCCTCTTTGTTCTATGTTAGCTAAATTTAAAGCAGCAGCATTAGCATCAGCCATTGCTACTACAGCAGGACTACCTGACATCGTAACCCCAGAGTTACCCCACTTAGCTCTTTTCTCAGAGGTGAATATGTCGTACTGCCTCTCAGCCATAAAGAAATCAAATTCATTCTGGTCTTCTATTTGGGTTGCTTGCCTGTCTATTAAGTAAGCATTGTAAACAGACTGCTCTCCTACTATGTCGGCATTACGTTCATCAATCGCCCTAACAATACGACCACGATCCTGTTCCATCTGAGCGTTGATCTTTGATATCTGTGCGTTGTACTGTGCCGTAGCCATTGCAGACTTAGCGGAATTTTGCCCTGCTTTGTAACCACTTGCTCCTTTTGCTACTGAGGCTCCTGCCACAATTGCCATGGTAACTGGTTCCATTACTTCTCCTCCCAGATAGCGTACATACAATTATCCATTGTTCCACCACAATAGTTGTGCAAAGTGCCTTCGTATTTAAATCCTAGATATTTTACAAATCTATGTAACATCTCATAATCCTTTACAACTTGGGCTTGTACCCGTTTTAACTTATACTTTTCACGAACGTACTTCAAGTAGAACTTACATATCTTAATGTACGAAAATCTTAGAGATGGAATCTGTGGAGAACCTATAACCCAAACTTCTCCAACTCCCTCCCATAGTATGTTGATACCACCTATTAATAAAATCTTTCCATCTAAATAGCATGTGTAAGCTTCTATTGCTTCTCTTCCTATTGCATCAGCCCATTGTGTATCTGATAATTTAACGGCTGCTTTTACTGTGTCATCATGTGGTCTAACAACCAATTCCTTAAAATGGTCATGTTCGTAAGGAATGATCTGTATTCTACCACATTGTTTTAATGGTGGTTCAGTCTGATACATTAAGTTCGCCTGTTAATGATATTAACGTCATACCAAGCGGTTGCTCCTGTTTAATGGTTAAAGAAGAATCTGATTCTTTCCATCCTAAATTTGTGACATCATGCTGTCCTGTAAACGTAGGAGGGGCTGAATCCATAGGATCTCCACCAGAGCGAAGAATCAACTGCTTGTCATTTACGGAAATACCAGAGGTTTGATATAAGTTTAATATGATTCTACTCCAAGATTTCTTCTTACCAAAAGACGCACCATCTTTCTGGGGTACTTCTGGAGGAAGTGTTACAATCTCAGTTGTGTAAGGAAGACCAATGTATGCTGTAGAAACAGTCTCAGATATAGTTACAGAACCACCAGAGACTACTACACTTGGGTAGACTGCATTGTCTCCAACTATAGATACTGTTTGACCTTCTAAATGAGCTAACCCAGAAAAAGCACTAATCGGAGAACCTGAGTAAGTCAACCCAGAATCTACAAATATCTCTGGATCTAGGTATTCAATGTATCTTACTGTACCGCCATTAATCGTTCTCTTAACGCTCATCCATAATTCATCAGATAACCCATCCGCAGAAGGGATTACAGCAACACTTTCAACTTCCGTGCCTGTACCACCAACGGGATGTTGATGCCAAGCCACTACTTGTTGATCTCTTTGGTAAGTTAGTCCAATAAGAAGCCCATCAGAACGAACAGCCCATATAATTGAATCTGGTTCTTGCTGATAAGCCATATCAGCAATACCATCCCCAGTAATATCTTCTGCCAGTATAGTTAAATCAGGTGCTACAAATCCTTCTACGTTCAAATCAAAAATCATTTGACGTATTTTTTTAGTAGCTCTTTGGTTGAATAAAACAGCCCTACCAGAAGTCACTGGTATTACTGTACTAGAGCCGTACTTTGTTTCTTGAACAACCCTTACATTAGACGGAGTAACGGGTGCGCCATTCCCATGGAGCTTAAATTCACCACCTACAGTACCAATCAATAACACATCAGATGCTTTCATCCAGCGTATAACATTCACGTCATCTGTAGCTAATGTAAACTCTACTGATTCATCATCCAAGCCAGTACCTTGATTCATATTTAAAAAATCACCTGACTTGCTTGCCCAGATTGTTTGTGGGTTATTGTCTGTTCCACCCCAATATAATCTTTCCTCAAAAAATGTAACCGATCTAGGATATTCACCTGCGCCACCTACAAAATTAGAAGGAGCAGACGCAAATGATATAGTAGCTAGAGTCCATGATACATGGCTAGTTCTTGTTAGTTTACGTGGGGCATGAGAAGGATGAGCTATATACAGCGTATCAGCAGATTGAGCAAGATATAAGTCAGATACTTGTGCCGTTGTGTACGGAGTTACAACCTCTACTACATCACCACCAGTTTGTATTTGACCGTTATCTTTATAAAATCTTATATATAAGTTACCAAACTCTAGGATATAGGCTTGGGTAACACTAAATTCAAATCTAGCTAAACGTATTTTTGCGTCTTGGGTAGCAATCTTAACTGACACTTCATCGACAGTATGTGTAGCACCTAAAATATGTTTAAAGCCAATAAAAGTTGCTGTGCTAAGAGCAGTAAACTCTATAGTATGAGTAGCTACGGAGTAAGATGTTGAGGCTAATATATCGACAGCACCAGTAGTTGTTCCAATTTGAACGCTGACCGCACCTGTCCCAATAGTAAAACTCAGTACATATAACTTGCCAGCTACTGTAACTATTTCATCTTCTGCCCAACCATAATTACTAGCATCGACAGATACTATATTCATTAAATTCGTAGAGTGTGCTATCGAACTACCAGATCCTACAGTCTTATCTGTCCAACCTGTAATATTAGATGCGAATGTGCCATTAGCTACTAATTCAGAACCACTAGGGATTCCTTTGACTCCTGCTACATAGTGGAAACCACCTCTACGCACAACACCACCATGCGGTAAGCTGTAGGCATTTTTCTGTGTCTTCAGTCCGTTGTTGTATTTATTTATGTCAACTCTACCATGCAGACGTGGTGATAACTGACCTGCTGTAAAGTTAGTTTGTATCGGGAATACTTTAGCCATTTATCTCAATCGTAAGTCTGTGAGTGCGTCTGTTACAATCGTTTCTGGGGTTCCTTCCTGTGAATCAATTGTCCTAGCTTCTCTTACTATTGATTCAAACATTGCTCCCATCTGAGACATAACTGTATGTGATCGTGTAATAGGGTATGCAAGTTTCCATGCTATTCTAAAAACAATAGCTTGATGGAGTAGAGCATCAAACAATGTAGCGTCTTCTAATCGTTGAATATAGGTTATATCTACCGTTGATTCTTCCGTTAGAAGTTCTCTGCCTTGTATTGCGTGGTCTAATTTGATATCACCAGATACCGTTCTTACATCTAGTATACGTAAGCAATAGGGATCGGTGGGTAGGGTAAATTTAAAAGCCCAATCTATAATTGGTGCAGTCGCTAGTGATGCTAGATTCGCTGTGGTTATAGCGCAGTTCCAGCGATGACTTCGTAATACTGCATCTCTTTCACCATCAAAGAAACGATTAACAAGCACCGCATTAGAATCATTATCTGTAAAACTTGTAATAGAGTTTGCCCCTAGCATTAACAGGGCTTCATTTGCTATGTCTACTTTGGAAGCCATATTAGTATGTCCAAATAACAGGGTTAGTTTTTTTGTAATCTATGTCAAGATGGATAAAAGATTTCGCTATTCCTACACGCATCCATCCCATCTCTAAAATTGTACGTATCAATCGGTGTCTTAAGACTGCATCATCCATTGCTATATCAACAGCTAAACCAGTTAGATGCGAAGAATTTTCAGATCCACCAGAAGCCTTATTCCAAGTAGGACATCTTACCCCACTTGTGACCGTCATTGGACAACCATACTCTGATCTTGTTATCTGTAAATCCTCAACTAGTTTAACACTAATGTCCTTCAAACCACATCCACATTTGCAAGCAAATTCAGCTTCAGAGAAATTTCTTGTGATTTGTACACCCATTTATTTACCTTTTATTTTTTTCTTCTTAGGTACTGGTGGTCTTCCTTTTTTTGTGCCGTAAGTTCCTTTTCCTGCTGGCATATCATTCTCCTTAAAAAGTAAGGCGATGGCTCCGAAAAGCCACCACCAAACAGTTAGTTAGGATCTGCGTACATTACATGAAAATCAAACGTATCTGCTGCTAGTGCGGTTCCTGCTCCCAATGCGAAAGTCAGAACTAGTTCACCAGTTGTCAAATACCCTGTATCATGCGTTCCACTTTCATGGAAATTAGTAACAGTTCTTGCTGAGTCAGCAGCAACTGCACTTATAAACGCATCTGCATCTATTGCAACCGCAGCCCCAGTACTCTGGGTTGTATGTGCTGCGTAACCAACATTTACAGTAGCCGATGATTCAAGGTCACTGATAATGACCATTGACTGCGGTAAAATGCGTACACCAGAAGGGATAACCATAACCGACACCACGTCTCCATTGTCAAGAGCAGCACCAGTAAATTGCGCATACCGATACGTAACTCCACTCCAAGAAGAAGGGGCGTTTTTGGTTCCTGCACCATCCGTAGCGTTAGTGTATTCTGTACCTTTTAATTCAGCCATCTTACACCTCCGTTAGGAATCAGTACAGGCAATCTCTACAACCTTTTCGTCTTCGATGCGAACCGCACCTAGACACATCTGGGCATAGACCTGTGTACTATGGTTTTTATCTGCACGTTCAGAGATTTCTGTCTTAACGTCCATTCCCATGCTTAGACCAATTCCTTCAGGAATCCATGCTAAACATAGCGTATTACTACTTGAATCTACTCCTAAACGCTCTGAACGGTGGAATTTGAAACCCAAGAAGGTATCAATATCCCCTGCTACTAGAGCTTTCACCGTATTGTAATCTGAACTTTGAATTTGAGAATCCCCTAGGAGATCATAAAATTGATTGCTCTTCATAACAATGTGGCGTGGTAGATCAGGATCAACATCAGAAGCATCCAAGATTTTCTTAGCTTGCATTAACTTATCGATGTTCATATCAACTGCTGAACCACTTCCTACAGCAACTTTTTGAGCAGCAGGTAAGGCTACGTTAGATGATGCGTCATTCTCATCAATCGTTGTAGCGTTACCAGACATAGCAGCGATGATTATATCATCCATCTTTCGCCCCATTGCCCATACACCAGCTTTCATATAGTCGGAAGCAGGATCAGCTAACATTCGGACTTTATCTGCCTTGTCAATCAAGTCAGCCCAATTGTAGTCATCCATGCTCACACGTCTACGTGAGTGTGGTGTAGAGATTAATGGAGTATCAGAATGTCGGCTTGTAATCTTTTGAGCCGATGTGCTACCTATTCTGTCAAAATGGTCATATTTACCTACTACATCCGCATTTAAACGAACATAGTCACGCAAACGTGAACCCTTTTGCTGTACCAAGTGAATAAAAGTGTCCCTAAACTTCTGGACAAATGCTTTATTGACTTCAGTACTCATAATACACCTCTTATTTTAAGAGATAAAAAGGAAGAGTTATCTGCACCATGCAGGCTCTTATTTGCGTGAAGACCTAGTTGTCCTTTTACGGGCTATTTTCTTCACAAGTTGGGGAGTGTAAACTTCTATAGGGAGTCTGACTGCCGAAGGACACATTCCATAAAATGTATCTGCCGAAGTCTTCGTCTGGTAAGAGTTACAAAACCCATATTTCTCTGGAGTGGTCTTTCCTTTTTCCTCATCAACACGTCTGTCTTTGTAGGTAAAGTGCGAACACTCAGAGCAAATTATATTCTCAATCATTCCTCACTCCTGTATACCACATCGTAGAGATTATCCCTATAAGCAATTGCTTCTTCATGCTTAATGTGTTTGGGGTCAAACAATGCTTCATGGTATTTATGCTTGGTATCTTTCATTATTGCATCTATTTCAATTCTAGCAGAATCTGAATCTATTGAACCAGTATCTCTACCAGAGCCTGACATTTCTGGCTCATTGAATGCTGTCCCTATCTTATGTAGAAACTTAATCATTCCAACATTATTAGCTATACCGTTCTCATTAACGAAAGCTTTTAGGTCGTCATCAGCAAATCTATTAAAGGCACGTCTTGATAATGCAAGATTTTTATCGTATTCTTGTGGCCCCCATTCTTTCTTAAGGGTAGTTTCAGCAGATATACGTGCTTGTCCCATAGCTGCATCACCATCAATCATAGCCCCATTTATCATATCAGTATAAAAGTCAACTGCTTTCTGGGCTTGATTATTAGTAAATCCTTGACTGAATGCTTGATTTCTAAACTCTAGGATCTTTTGTTGATCCGCAGGATTAGCAGAAAAGCGTTCATCAATTACCAGATCATACTTGTCTGGAGATTCTGGACGACCTACCTTAGTAAAGAAGTCACTACGTTCTTCATCAGAAGAATCATCAGTAGGTACTTTAACCCTAGAACCTAACATTTCTTGCATAGAAAGATAGGAACTACTTAGTCCACCCACATCCTTAAACTTCTGTAGGGTTGCGTTTTCCTTAAGATCATCAGGCAAATAACGTGATTGCCAAGAATTATCTTCTGGTGTTGCTACTTCCTCTGTGATGAGATTATCGTTTGTCACGGTCGCATCTTCAGTCATAAGTACATCTCCTTTAATTGTTTACAAGCTATAGCAGCTTTATCAAAATACCCTTGTTTAGTCATCGTCTTACTATGTACTTCATCAAACATCTTTTTAGTATTACATAAGAATGGTCTTGTAGCATATATAGAACACTTGTTATCTGCTGTAAGATCAGGACAATCTAAAACCTTACAACAAGCTCCACACTCATCGCATGGGAAATTCCACTCTGTTGTTTCCATCCTATTCTTCGTAGGTTGTTTCTTGTTGCACAGTTGGTTTAACTTCTTTGAATGCCTTAATTTGTGCTTTGATTCCTAACACTAATCCACGACCACCTTCATTGAAGTACGTAGAGTAGGGATCATTTGGTACGGCTGATATCTGGTTAGAGTACATTTCATCTAAAAAATCTAGAACACGTTCTCCATAAGTTCCAGAAAATGTTTTGACTATAGCTTCTCTGATCTCAACCAATTCTTCATTATAACGGGAACGCATCTGGGCCTCCTAGAGCTTTAACCATTGGAGCAGCTTTTCCTGCACCTTCAGCTACCTGAGATGCTTGCTGCATTTGTTCCTGCATTTTCATTTGTTCTTGTCGTTGTTGTCGTAGTTGTGCTATTTCTTCCTGTGAACGCATTATTTGATTCGGTACAGCCATCCTTTCGCCAATGATTTGTAAAGCCTCATCCATATTAATAAGGTCAAGCACGTCAGGTGAAAACGATGCCATATTGGCAGCAACCCCAAGCCATTGTTGAATACTTGTGACATCTTGTATCTTTTGATTTTTAGCCAATTGACCAACATATGACACTTCAATTTCATCGATGCCCTCCAAGGCTTTCGGGGTAGGTGGTAAAACACCTGACCTATTCATTATACCAAAACTACGAATAATTAATGGTGTTAGAACCTCACTCTCAAACCTTGCTACAGTAGGGCCAAGTAGTTTTTGTATTTGTTCTCTAACAGTAGCTACCTCTTCAGCCGTCATGTTTAGCTTTTCTGGTAAAACCAGTTGATCTGCTAAGAAGATACCTCTAATTGATTTTTTAAGTTCGTTTGCTTTTAGAGAAGATAGATCAAATCGTCCTTCAAATCTAAGGAATTTAAATCTTTCTGGTTCTCTAGAGTAGTTAATAGCGGAAGGAGTCATTCTAAAAGTTCCAATGATACCTTGATCGGGTGCTATTAATGGTGGATGTACAGCAGTTGCTAATCCCTTAAGTTCTAATTCACGTATTTTGTTAATTGTTTTAATGTCTGGCATTGCGATATCCGCAGGACTTCTACCCCATAACTCTCCTGATGATTTCTCAAACCTACCTATAACGTAAGGAAGTTCATCAAAACCACTTTCTCTCACTAAGGTTTTAGAATCTACATGAATATCAAGGGCTGCATAACGCTTGTTTAGAGCGTCTTGCGAACCTGCCTTGTAGTCTTCCCTTGGCATCAAAGCACGAACAAAAGTAAACTTTTCATGTGGCCTTTCCTTGCAAGCCTTTTTCACCTTGTCGGGTAGTTTACGCATTCCAAACATCTGCTTGGCTTGCCGTGCTGTAAATGTGTACTCCCAGAATACTGTGTCTGGATGTCCTCTCTTATCTTCTGCAAAACAAAACTGACCTGTAGGAATAGAAGTGAAAACTAATCCACCAAATCCTTCGCTGTAAGCATCGTTCTCTTCTAATAAAATATTGATTGTACCAAAGGAAGTGAAATCTAAAAACGCTTCACCAATAGCAGTATAGAAATTACTTTCGTGCATACCAAAAAACATCTTTTGGGTTACATCATGAAACCAACGCTTAACTTCTGGGTCTTTATTTAATGGGGCTAGTGCATGTCCTGACGGTATGCCCAAACCAAACCAAACTACAGATTGTGGGACAAGAGCATTTTGCATAGACATAGCCATAAGACGGCTTGCTTCTGGTGCGGATGAATCAAATAATTTGTTGGTATGGCGTTCAGCCCCAATAATTGTAGAGCTATCTACACCCTGTTTTCGTGGTCTTATAAAATCTCTTACATCTCTAAAGAAAGGCTCCCATAGCATACGGTCTTCTTTTAGAACATCATATTGTCTAAGAATATCTTGGACTGAATACCTATAAGCCATGTTATGCTCCTAGTAGCGTTTTTTTGTCTGAATCATCTCCAGCCCCACCTAAAACTCCTTCTGGTCTTTTTATAGCTCTTTTGCCTAGCTTAATACGACCTTTTTGTAGAGTTGGTACAGGATCTCTATTGGTAAAATATTTTCCTGTGTTAGCCTTGACATCTTTTAATGTGATGTCTTTGTTACTTGCATAACCAGAGAGTAGTTCATTAGGTACTTTACCCTCACTAATAGCCCCATAGAAAGAACCCGTTGCGGATCTTCTCTTTACATTCTCTGGGTTGTCATACATGTAATCTACATAATCTTTAATGCCATCTACACGAAACTCTTCATCTCTTATACCTTGTAAGCGCTTACGTTCTTCATCTTGTTGTCTTTGTATCGCTGCGTAATCAGGTTGTGGTGGTGCGGAACTACCCCCAAACCAACTCTTAAATTTACCCATAGTATTACTCCATCTTAAGTGATAAAACAGGGCCATGTTCCACCAACCCAGACTTCTTCATTAGATTAATAAATAGTTGTTGTTCTTTTTCTTCAAGCCCAGCAGTAGCTGTAGCGAATACATGAGAGCAATCCTGTTCTTTAGCCCACTTCAATGCGTAAGCTGCTAGTTTTCTACTAGCATCTGTTCTCCTACCAGATAAAAATACAAAAAACTTCCCTATATAACAGAACGGTCTGTCATGGTACTCTAAACTTCTAGCTAATATTACATATCCTATTATTTCGTCATCCTTCTCAGCAACTGCAATGGCACAACCGTCATAATAGATGTGGTTGTAGATATACTTAAATGAGTTTTCTTCGTTATATACAAGCCCGTAGTCGCTTTCTTCATTAATTGCTTTAGTTAAATGTACTATTTCACTAGCATCATCAGGTAATGCCAATCTAACCGTACTGTTAGTTATCTTTTTCAAGACGATAGGAGTCCTTTTTCAGATTTATTACCTACAACCTTCTTCTTATAGAACAAACTTGGCTTGTTTATCTCTTCCTCTGTAGCAGCACCTAGTCCTAAAGCCCCACCTTCATTGATAATGGTGTTTTCTCTGGTATCGGTAGACGCTAGTCGTGCCATCTTCCTTCTTTTCTCATCATCTAATTTTGCTTGTGTAATTGCAGCAGGCTCTGGTAGCTCAGTCTTAGGAGGCAGGTAGTCTGCTTCCTTTGGTGCTGGCATCATCATAGGTGCTGGCATTGCAGGCATTGATCCTTTACCACCCATATCTATCTCCTAATTAAAAAACATCGTATTCTGATACCGCACTTGATTGCATTTCCTTAACTGTCAAATATCCTGCTTCAAATCCTAGCGTACAGGTTGACAAAGAATCAAATCCATGAGAAGCCCAATTATGCAACGGTCTATTCTTATAACAGCCGTTCTTATCGTCCCATTCTTTACGGTAATTTTTTAAGCAAGTCAAGCCTCTACTACACTTATTCTCATCGAAGTAGAATTGTGGAAATAAGTTCCTAACGCTTTCAATCTTATCCATAACGTCAGCAGGTCTTGGTACAGTTTCAAATATTAGACCTTGTTCCCTTGCGAACTCTTTCCTAGTCTTGCCTATAGTAAAATCTCTTACCTCAATATCATGTGGTGCTAGATGTTTACCGTAACTAAAGTCTTTTGTTTTTAATAAATTAATATAATGTGTCAGACCTTCATCTGAGTTCTCATAATAATCTATGAATCTAATCGTATCACGGTGTACTTGGAAAAACCAAATACAAGTTGTGTCATTAATACCTAGATCCCAACATGTATGTACAGCTAAACTTCTAATATAAGGTACTGTCGTTACTCTTTGGTCTTTGTAAGCTATCTGTAAGTGACGTGATAAGTAAGCTCCCTCAATACTCTGTTCAAATGCTTCTTTTGCAGTTGTTGGATACTCACGTTTAACATCATCACCTAGCTCTGCTACTTTCTTAGCATACCATGACTTCTGTGCCTTTGTAAATGTACATCCTAGATCCTCTTCCTGTCTTTTAAAGTACGATTCAACATCAGGAGTTAGTTGGGCGGTTGTGTCGAGCTTGTATGCGTTCTCTTTGTACCAAGGAAAAAAGAAAAACCTATAATCCATTGTAGTGAGTTCCTTTTGTGATATCCCTGCAAGTTCAGCATCACGACACTTAGTAAAGAAGTCACCTTCATTCCCCATAGCGGTAGATTCTATTGCAAGTAGTGCATCTCTGGGAAGAGTTTCTATACTACCTGTTCTTACCTCTCTTGCTTTCTCTGGTTCTTTGGCGCATATCTTGCCATACTCTGTAATCAATAATTGAGAGAGTGTTCCAGACCTCATTGAAGTCGAAACACGAAAGGCAGAGCCATTACTAAAGATCAAACGCTTTCCTTGTTCGCTATCTAGCTTAATTGTTTTGTGTATGAGTTCTCTTAGGGCAGGAATGTCTTTAGCTACGTTGTCCCAGACATCTTTAACCTTAGTACGGAAGATTTCTTCAGCGTTTTCTCTTGTATCAGCTATAATTCCTGCTTCTCTATTAGAATTAAACAGGCAATCATCCAAAAAGAGAACGGCAAAGAAGGTTGTAACCCCTAATTGCCGTGCTTTAAGTACTACTACTCTATTCCAAATGTTGTTATACAGTTCTTGTTGCGACCAATTGAGTCTAAAGGGTACTAATGCACTCCCTTCTTTCGGTCTTATATGATACAAATTGTTTAACCGCCAAGTACGGCTCTTAATTAGTTGTACTAGGTTCGTTCCCGTCTTTTTTGTCACTATTTATCCTTGAGTTATAATCGAAGCCTGATTTTTTATCTTGA